CTGGTTTCGGGGGTGTTGTTGCTGCTGGTGTTGAGTGCGGCGCCCAACAGCTCGAGGAGCTCGCCCTGCACGGGTCGCAGGGAAGACGAGCTTGACCTCAGTTTTCTTAGAGGTGTTTGAAGAGGTGGTGTTGATATTTCTCAGGTAGGCTAGAGACAACCACCACCATCGCCTCTCGAAGGACGATTGGTTCTATAAATCTCCCGGAGTACAACGTGGCCATCGTTGACATAGACTTCCAGGACAGGTCGGGGTTGCCTTGACGGGCTTCAGCAACCAAGTGATAATAGAACCGCTGGAGCCAGGCACTCCAGCGCTGCTCCTCACTCCCATTCCTCCACAGATATGGGAACGCCATGAGGGCAGCAGCCTCTGCGCGCTGCAGTCGGACCTCGGGACTCATGTCTCGCGAGTACTGCAAAATAGCCAAAATGCGCGCAATAGGGATGACGGGCCACCACTGGTCGAATCCTTCGACGTAAACAGATTTACGACCAGCAAACTCAAAGTCTGCCAGAGGGGTGGGGCCGTTGTGTGTACCATTGGGGAGGGCTCGCCAGCCAAACTCCGAGTACACCTTCACGATATCATCTAGGGACAAGGGCCATGATTCGTGGACTGCGCAACCATTGTCATCTCCACAGATCTTCACCCGGTAGTGTTTGTGGAACGTCTCCGGATCGAAGGAGATGTCGAGTTTTAGACATAGTCGTTTAAATTTAACGACATGAACTCGAAGGTTGCTGAAGCAGTTGTTGAGGGGAGTGTCGCCGCTACCAGAATCGTAGCCGACATTGGTCTGCAAGACGTGGCCGAGAGAGCCGGCCACCGTCAGGGTCAGCAGACAGCGGAAGAGGTGGTAGTACATCACTTCACGTGCGTGAGGGTCTGCGCATAAGCGTATGTACAATTGGACATTGAGAATGCGCCAAAAGATCTCGTGGTCTTTATCCCACGCTTTGACATCAGTATCAAATATCTTCATCAGGGTGTAGCTGTTGGTAAACCATCTCAACATCTTCTCCCAACCACCGTTGTAGTAGTCCTCTCCAATCGCACCGAAGAACTTGTGCGTTCGCGCGGCATTGAAGAACTTCGCGCTGATATGTCCAAATTGCCTTCTCTCACTCACTGTGTAGACGAAGGAGTTCGCGGTGAAGACACGCGTGGACTTGGAGTACACTTTTTCTAGCTTCCGCAGCTCGTCTTTCAACGAGCCCTTCTTGAAC